TGGTGCATTGTTAAATAAGTCACCTAATGTTAAGTAAACTATTGGTGCTACTGGTCTTGTATTGTCTTCTGCTCCTGCTTTGCTTAAAAATTTCTTATATTGTGGTAAAGTTAATCCTTTTGCGTAATTTATCTTTTCCCATATAATTGGTATATCGGATTTTCTTTGTGCCACTATTTGAACACTAAATGAAATACTTCTCGTGTATCCACCATATACATAAACTTTATCTGCACGACCAATATAACTAAATGATGTTGTTTCGGCTGATGAGTTATCCGTTATACCACTTAACAATGCTGGAAAGATAATGTATTTTCCATTGACTGCGTCTCTAATTCTAAATTTTATAAAGTCTTTTACTTCTTTTCCTAAAGCACCACTTCTATTTGGATACTTATCTAAATCACCTTTACTTCCACCATAACGAACTTGTAAGTCAATTTCTTTATTTAACTTATTGTCAAAAAATCTTACAACGTTCTCTTGGATTGCTCTTGGAATACTTCTACCAACTATTCCTCTGAATATGCCTCGTAAACTTCCGTCTCCAACATCAAGATGTCTGTTTGGTTTTTGACTTGTAAATTCTTGTGGTAACCCTTTCGCAATTGCTGGTGCTAATGGATTATAAATTCTTGTTCTTTTATATGGACTACTAATTATTTTCCCATCAGGGTCTTTTAATTTTTTCCTTTTTGGATTTGCAGCTTGTAATATTGTTTGTTGTAAAAGAAATGTTTTACCTTGTGGTGTTGTTAAGAATTTTCCAAATCGTTCAACATTTTGAGCACCAAGTTCTGCTTGTAGTGCTAATCCACCACGAAATATCAATTCACCTGATGATGAGGCGTTTTTGACTAATTTTTCTGGATTGATTGTTATCATTTATATTTCCTAAAATAAACTCGGTGAAAGTGTTGTTGGTTTTATTAATTCGTCAAGTTGTGATTGTGATATATCAAGACTTTCTGCTAACAATTTATTCGTTACATTAAGTTTATCTTGAACGGTTTCTTGTTGTTGTGCTTGTTCACCACGAGATATTCTTAATAAGTCCGCTACTGATATACCGATTGAATCTGCAACTGATTTTCTTTGTATTACATTTAAACTTTGGATATCTCCTACTTGACCAACGATTGATTGTATTTCATTAGTTAATCCTGCGATATCTCCGTCTAATGCCAGTTGCCTTGCTTTTTCGGTATTAATCATTTTACCAGTCAAGACTTGTGCTTTGAATTGTGCCGATATACTTGTTTCAAAATCAATTAATGTGTCTGCGGCTTTTAAAATTTCTGATAAACTTGAACCAACTTTTGCTGCTTCAACGGCTGCTTTTGCAAATCCCTCTGCGCCGTCCATTGAGAATTTTGCAAAATCTGCTGCATTAGAAGCCATATCACCAATTACTTTACCAGTTGATACTCCTGCTGCTTTTGCCAAACTTGCTGCTGTTTTGGAAACATTAGTTGCGGCGTCAAATGACAATCCGTCTAAGTCCATAAATACTTTATTCAGTTTAACTACTTCACTACCGGCTATACCTGAATTTTGTGCAAATCGTTCAATGTTTTTAGCATTTGCTACGGTCATATTTTCCAATGAACCGAATTCTTTTCCAATTTCTCCTAATGTGGATTCTAATTTAGCACCATCTAATCCCATCATTTTGAATTGGAATTGTGAAGCTTTTAATGCGGGTAAAAACTTAACCGCTTCTGATGTTGATACACCTAATTCTCGTCCTAAATCTCTTGCAGCACTTCTGGCCTTTATTATAATTCCAACAACTGCTGTTAATAAAGCGATTCCTATTCCTACTGGACCAAATGCCAGTGTAAATCCTTTACCTAAGTCTTGCGTTCCCATATAACTTTCTTGAATTCTACCGATAACCTCATCTTGCATTTTTTTACCTAATTCATCTACTCCTAATGATTTAGCTAAAAAATTACCGCCCGGTAAAGAATTGATAAATGTATCGACTTTATCACCGATTCCTTTTGCTTTGTCTCCTATTTCTGAATACTCATTACGAATTTGTTTAAGGTTTTTAGCCTTCTCAGTCTCATACTTTTTTTCTTCTGATAAATATTTTAGATAGTCTTTTTCAACGTCAATAATATCTTGTCGCCTACCTTGACTCTTTTTTTCCATAGCAGCAATTTTTGCTTTTGTGTCAAGTGTATCTTGAGCGTTAGCTTTTACTACTTCTGAGTTTCTTACTTCCGAACGTGTTGCCATAATTTATTGTTTGTTTTGTTTAATGTGATGAAAAATATACTAACTTGTTATTTAAGAAAATTAGTTCTACCTTGAGCTTGTAATCTTGCGTAAAGTTCTGGTCTTGTTTTTTTGATTTTATGAAGTCTTTTGTCAAGTTGTCTTCCTATCTTTCTTAAATCATCTTGACTTTTTTTAAGTTCAGGAAACTTTTCAAATTCTTTTTCCTTATCAAAACCTTTCGTAAGAGTTGCACCAACTGCTTTCGTCAATAAAGTTCCGAGAAACTCTCTGATGGCTTTTTTATTTTCTTTTACAAATTTTCTGTTCATAGTTTTTTCCTATTAATAAATATCAAGTTTTAAGATTTTTGTATGTTTGGTCGTTGTATTTGATTGGAATTTATTTGACTGGATTTTTTGATTGCGTTGGCTTCTTTAGTTTTGGCTTCCACGAGTTTTTCCGCATAAAATCTTCTCAAAGGAATTGGCATATTGTAAAGTTCGTTGTGATTGAACCCATTTCCATAATATGCGATGTTGAAGAGTTCTTCGTGTATGGCCGCCCTATTACTCGGCGGCTGGCCAAAAAAAGTCAAGCCCGAGTGGAACATCTATTTTGTGTAGATTTCCTGTTTGACTCGTGTAGTCAAACTTCAACTCAATGTCAGGTGTGATTTCTTCTAAATGTTTTCTAAATGCTCTTGTATCAAGTGCTAAGAATTCATTATCAACGAAATTATCAATTTCTTTTTGGTCGGTATTGTCATCGATGGACACGATTTGATGCTTTAACCTTGTGGTTCCCTTGTATGATATACCTGTAAGCTTTTCAACTTTTTCGTAGTCTTTAAGAATTTCTGCTATATCATCTTCATCTCTTTGTGTTAGTAATTTGAAACCAATAACTCTTTTTGAATTTGGTAATTCTAATGTAAAACTATTACCATTTTCAAATAGTTTTTCATCTATTGGTTTATTTTCTAATGTAGTTAAGTCCACGATGTGTTCAACTCTTTCGTTGGTATCAGGGTCAACTAATGTAATTCCATAGTCTTTTCCATATCCTAAGATACGAGTTCCAACCATAATTGCATTTTTATCACCGATTAACATATCGTTTAATTTAACTTTTGGGTCTGCGATTATACTTTCTATTAGTTTAGTAATCACTACACCTTGTTCTATTAGATTTGTGGAAGTTAAGATATCTTCCTCTTTTGCTGTCATATATTTGACATCTATTGTTCCACTACGCAAAGGACTATCTTCGGGATATAATAATCCCTGTGATGGTAAAGATAGAACTTCAGTAGGAAATCCATACTGATTTTCAGCCATTTTGTGTTACTCCTTGATTAATTAAGAATTAATAACTTATTATTTTTTTAAAACTTTTTCTGCACCTGCGATACCGAAACTACCTAATGTAGTGAATAGGAATGAATTGTATACTACATCATTGATAACTAAATCTTTACCCATAAGTCCAGTTACAACATCTGCCATCGCAAACAAAACCATTATCGTAAACGCTCCGAAACCAATTATTGATTTCTCGTTGTATTCATTATTGTCTTTAAATATTGCCCACATAATTTTTCTCCTTAGAATTCTAATATAGCGTAATCATACTGCATTGTTAAGTTAATATCAACTACCTCATTAGATGCGAAATCTAAGTCATTAAAATTAGCTGTTGTTATAAATGCACCTTTAAGTATCCATTGTTCAATCTTTTCTCCATTAGGACTTAATAGATTGAAAGTGATATCTTTCTTGTATTCAGAAGCGTATCCGTCAACACCTGTTACTGATTCGTGATGTTGTCTTATCCACTCATTTACTGCTTGTGCTCCACTTGGAACGATTGGGTCATATAAAGTAATTTCTAATGCTGCCCAAGTTGCTTTACCTTTTACATATCTTTTTGTATTGATATGGTCAAGAGTCACTGCTTCAAATGCTACTGATGGTCTTGCCATTGTTTTTATTAAATATGCTGGTATTCCGTCTAATTCCATAATAAACCTATTTTTCATTTTAGGTTCAAATGGTGTAAAAAATATTTCGTTTGGGTCTGCAAAAGCCACTTTATTTCTCCTATAAGTTTTCGTATTCAGTAATAAATATAACAAAATTAAAAAAAGTGAATCTATATATTGATATACTTTAAGAAGATTTATTGAAGATTTATAATAAAAAGCTTGACATTGGCAATGGAATATACTATATTATATTGTAATGATTAATGAAAGGACAAACTAATTATGGATATGGGAACTTTTGCTATGGGTTGTATGAACTATGAAACCAATAGAGATAATGGTAAATTACCTCAACACGACCAAGAATTCCAAGCTGAAACTGGCATTGGACCAGTATACAATATGGGTAGACCACAAACAAGAGATGAGATGAGAGAAGCTCTTGAAGAAGACGGAAGAATGACTCACGACGAAATAGAAGAGTGGTTAGATTCTTTAGAAATGTAAAGAAAAGGCTTGACATTAATGAAAAGATTTACTATATTATAGTGTAATGATAATGAGAAAAGGAAAAGATATGATTGAAAATAATGAAATAATTACGACTGATACCGAAAGTATCTATATGAGAGATTTTGCTGATACACAAGTTCCAAGAACTTTTAAACTATATGGTGGTTATTACAATGACCAAAATGAATATGTAGAAACTGGTAGCACTACTTTTGATGTCTATCAATATGCTCACAATCCTATGGAATTGTATGAAGCTAATACTAATCAACCGGCTGTTAGGTTGGAAGATTATGAAGCTCCTTATTTTGAACAAGCTTGTTATAAAGGTATTCCTATGTTGTATAGGTGGAACCCTACTATTAGGAATATGATGAAGACTGGTAATTATAGAATTAAGTATCGTGGTTGTAGTAAAACACACTATGGGTATAGAAGAGCCCAAGGTTATTGTTTGGCTGAATACGCTGATACATTTGCTATTTATCCTAAGTAATTAGATTCGTGGGTTTTCGGTGACTACGATAATTTGGAACCGAATTGGGTTATGTAGTGTTTCACGATATTAGAAACAACCTTTGGTGATTTGGTGTAAATCACCTGCAGATTTTCTTTGTCCTCATTACACAAAAAACCCCCAATTTCTTGGGGGTTTTTCTTATCTTGTGTTGATTTTTTAATCTAACCTAGTCTGCAAATGCTGCGCCTGAAGGTTGAACTACGAAATCTAAGACTATGAACTCAGCTGTTCTGGTTGGTTGTATGAATATCTGACCAACTAATTGGTTTCTATCCACAACATCTGGAGTATTATTACTATCGTCCATTACCACCCTAAACGCTGTTAGTCCTGAATTTGCTTGAACTTCTTCAAGATATGGATTCACTATGTTTAGGAATCTGTTTCTTAAAGCTGTTGTATTTTGTTCAAAGACTAAGAATCTTGAAGATGATGCGATGAACTTTCTTAAGTTAATCAACAATCTTCTTACATTAATTCTGTCTAATGCACTTGGTTTACCTTGTAGTGTCTTCTGTCCGAACACGACCACACCTTGACCTGGGAAAGTTGCGATAGGATTAATACGATTTTCGTATAAATCATCTCTTTCCAAGTTGGTTAGTCTTGTTTTTGCTTCCAATACTTCTGTTAAACCACCACGATTTAGACCTGCTGGTGCGAACCATTCTTGTCCAATTCTATCGTTGTTTGAATAAACACCTGGTAATACTACTGAAGGTGGAACCCAAGTTGGTTTACCTTTTACTTCATCAAGTATTTTAACCCACGGGTAATATGTTCCGACATAGTTAGTATCTAATGTCTTTACATCACTAATTGCTCCTTGAATTGTTCTTCCGTAAGATGAACCATCCATTATGTAGAAACAATCTGCTCTATCTTCAACTTTATCAATTGCGTGATTTGTTACACTTGAGTGTAATTGGTGAATAACACCTGGAATTGCTAACAAGTTAATATCAAATTCATCTGGATTTGATACTGCGTTGATTGCTCGTTTGTATGCTACTGAACCACTTGTTAGTAATCCACTACAATCAAACCCTTGTGTATTACCTGCTACAATGTTTGTTCCTTTTTTATTTTCTAATGCTGGATTTGAACCATCAAATCCGTCTTGGAAAGGAACTGCGAACTTTAATTGTCTATAATCTGAATCTGATAATGATAGATTTTCTGTTCCACTTGAGTATGTTGTTCCTAATGTTGAAGCGTCTGAGTGTCCGAATGCGTCTTCTAAACTCATTGTTACATTGTTTCCTGCTCCTGCACTTGCTGGTAATGGTTTCAAATATTGTTGACTATCAACACTATTGAAATCAAATCCATAGTATGCATTTTGGTCAAATGAACCACGACCATTTAATTGTCCTCGGCCTGTAGCGTCACTTGTTGTTCCAAGATATGAAGCACTTGGAAATGATGCTGTTATTGTTGAACCACTTGGAACACCGACTGCTACAACGTGTGGTTGTATTGGTGCTGCAAATCCCATAGGAACTAATTCCTCTGCGATACCTACTAAATTATCATAATCACTAATATAAACATATTGTGATTGGTTTGGATAATCTCCATTGTTGGTTAGTTTACCATCT